CTGCTTTTTCGCGCTGTAGTAGTAAACCCAATCGCCGGGGAGCGGGTCCTTGTAGTACCGCCCCGCACGGACGAAATTGGCCTTGCCCTCAGGCGTGTAGGCCGTATAGCCTCCGCACAAGAGCTTTTGTCCTGCCTGATATGAATTCATGCTGCTGCCTCCTACTCTTTCAGGTCATCCACAATGACCACCGCGTCCATGGTGACGCCAACATTCTCTTTGAAAATTCCGTACCGCTTGCCGAGAAGCTCGGCGGCTTTCAGCCGGTCTTTCGCGGCTACATCAATCGCCGTAATATCCTGCATGCCGTCGCCGATCAGCTGCAGCGTCTGCTCTCTCTGCTCACCGCGCATGATAGAGGTGAGATACTCTAAAACCTCTTGCGCGTCCGCAACCTTTGCGGAATGCAGCTCATCCAATAGCGCTTTCAAGTGCGCCTGCACCCGAGGGTTTTTCATGAGGGTGGTACTTACCACCGTAGCGCTCCGCTTCGAATACCCTGCGCGGATAGCCGCCTGCGCAGCATTGCCGTCAATCAGGTACTCCTCGCAGAATCTACGCTGTCGTTCTGTCAATTTTGCCATCGCAAGCTCCTTTCTCTGAAATAAAAAAAAATCCCCGGCGGGCAGGAGGTCGCCTGTCCATCCCGAGACCAGGCTAGGAGAATCCCGCCGGGAAATAAAAAAGGCGACGGAGTTCCGTCACCTTCTTCACCCTACACTATAACACAGTTGACATATAACATTCACTATGTTTTTACTAACATTTACTATATACATTTTTACTGCATAATTGCATATTGCTCAAGTGCCTTAAGCCCCTTTCTGTGTAGTACAAAAGCGTGCTGCGGCGCGATATTCATCTCTGCCGCTATCCGCTCGAAGCTCTGATACTCGACATACCGCCTGTATAATACATCCATTTGTAGCGGATTATCAAGCTTCTGGATCAGCCGAATGGTGCTGTGCTTCTCATCGACGAAGGTGTCGATCTCCGCATTGATTTCCTGCTCAAGGGCGATTATCCGGAGAACCGGTGTCACAAAGGCCGCCTCTCCGGAGCCGCTCGACTGTACCCTCTCTCTCGAGGTATCGAAACCCGCGACACAGGTGGAGAGGGCTTTAAGCGACTCCAGCTCTCTGAGCTTTTGATTGATCACGGTATCCAGCAGCTGCAAGCGCTGCAAGTAAGCTTTTACATCCATCTCTTTCCCTCCTCTCGAAGCAGCTTCAAATTGTCCCCGCAAAGCTCTTTATTTGCCTTCGCCTGCTTCACACACCGGAGCGTCTCTTTGTAGCTCGCTGAAAGCTCTTTTGCGGAGACCTTCACTCTTTTAAGCTCTTCCGGACTAAGTGTAGCTCCGGACGGGCGTTTTCCTGTCTCCGCCATCCGCTTCGCCTCGCCTCGTTTGCTTCGGTCTGATAATCGATGCAGCGCTTGCTCGCAATCCTCCAGAGCTCCGCGTATTCAGCCTCACGGCGCGTAAGATGCTCACTCAGCTGCTCGAAAAGCCTCGGACGGCTATGAAACTCTGCCTTGTCGATGAGCCTCAGGAATCGTTTAAAGCGCGCCACCTTACACGGCAGAAATTCGTCCAGGTCAAAAATCATGCTGCATTCATCATCCTCGATTTTGAGTCTCAGCTCCTCCATGCTCTCTCCTCTCTTTCAGCGCCCTCATGAGGGACGCTTGCGTGACGTCCTTACTCTGCAAAGCCCTCATCACCTGCTCATCGACTGTGCCGGTGGCAATGAGGTGGTGGATAATTACCGGCTTTTCCTGTCCCTGCCGGTGCAGTCTCGCATTTGCCTGCTGGTAAAGCTCTAAGCTCCATGTGAGGCCGTACCAGACGATTGTGTGCCCACCCTCTTGAAGATTAAGACCGTAGCCGACGCTTGCCGGATGCGCAAGCAGCACTTTTATCTTTCCGGCATTCCAGTCGGCAATGTCTTTTTCGGTCTCCAGCGTCCGCGCCTCCGGAATTTTTCCCCGGATAGCGGCGAGGTCATGCTTGTAGCTATAAAAGACCAGCACGGGGCTGTCGGTCGTGTCGACAATCTCCGATAGCGCGTCGAGCTTTGCCTCGTGGATTTTCACCGGTACGCTGTCCACACTGTAGACGCTGCCGTTTGCAATCTGTAAAAGCTTTCCCATGACCGCTGCTGCATTGAGTGCTGCGATGTCCTCATCGTCTATCCGAAGTAGCTGCTCTTCCTCCATGCGCCTATACGCTGCCATCTCGGTGGCGGAAAGCTTCACGGGGATTACATTGTCGATTCGCTTCGGCAGCTGCAGGTAATCCGCGGCGCTCATGCTGATACAGATATCGCTGATTTTCTTCTCGATTATCTCCTGTGCCCCGCGTATCGGCTCCCATTTGTACGTGGTGTAGCCGCTCCTCGCTCCCGGCCGGAAGTAGGTCTCGCGATACGCGCCGATCGTCCCGCCGAGGCGCTCGCCCCTGTCGAGAAGGTAAATCTCAGCCCAGAGGTCAATAAGGCCATTCGGCGACGGGGTTCCGGTTAGACCTACCACGCGCTTTGTGTGCGGAAGCACTTTCCGGAGAGCCCGGAAACGCTGCGCCTGCGGATTCTTAAAGCTCGACAGCTCATCGACCACAATCATGTCGAAGGGCCATTTTTTGCGCTGCCGGTAGGTCTCGACAAGCCATTTCACATTATCCCGGCCGATCACATAGATATCGGCATCCGCTGCCAGCGCGCTTAGGCGCTGCTGCTCGGTGCCAAGGACTTTGGAGATCCGGAGGTCCTTTAAGTGGTCCCATTTCTCATGTTCTCTGGTCCACGTGTCCTCCGCGACGCGCTTCGGGGCGATAATCAGGACGCGGGACACATCAAAGCAGTCGTACATGAGCTCTTGAATGGCGGTCATCGTGATGACGGTCTTGCCAAGACCCATCTCCAGCAGAAGACCAATATTCGGCTTTTCGACTGTCAACGCAATCGCGCGCTTCTGGTAGTCGTGCGGAATGAATTTCACTTGGCGCCGCCTCCTTTCAGCTCTCGTATAAATGCTTCGGCCTCGGCGCGTCCGGTGATTGTCCGGACATCTACGCCAAGGGCCCGAAGGCTTTTCTGCTGCCATACCTGTATGGGCGAAAGCCGGCCTTTTGGCGCTTTCAGCTCTACCAGATAAACCCTGCCGCCCGGAAGAAAAACGATTCGGTCAGGCACGCCATCGTTTCCGGGGCTCGTAAATTTGAGCGCTCTGCCTCCCAGATTTTTAATCTGCTCTCGCAGCCATTTTTCAATTTCTCTCTCGCGCATATCCCTCCCAACAACAACTCGGGTTACAAGTCATCATTTTTCTATATACGCGCGTATATGCGTCCACGCGGGCGCTTTTTCGCGTATTTTAGGTAAATATAAGTTGTGTATAGGAAAAAGTTGTAACCTTGTAACTTTTTCCCCGCAAAGCCTTTATTTATGCGGGCTCGCGGGCGGTTACAACTCGGTTACAAGTGCGGTTACAAGTTGGAGTTGTAACTTTTTCAACTTGCAACCCTATTGCATTTTTGGTTACAACTTTGACTTGTAACCAGTTGTAACCAGCACTTGTAACGCTAAGCCGCATCCCTTTCTCAGCCATCTGTCCGCTTCGCATACGGACGCTGCGCGCCATAGCCAGGGACCTTTTCAACCTCTCCAGTTCTTTCCCATCCGGATAGCCGCGCCATAATGGCAGCAATCTCATAGCCGTCCTGCTTACGCCAGGCATTTTTAGGCCGACCGAAGCACTCCACGAAGATTTCCTTCGCACAGACACGCGTCCGCTGCATCGTGCCTTCCTGCTGCTTCGGCGATAATACGTCCCGCTGCCGGAAATAGTCGCAGCGCTTATCAATATCCCAGCTGTACCAGTCCTCGGGTAAAAGCGTCTCAAGGTAATCAATAACCTCGCCCTCGCGGTCGTCGTACTCAAGCGCTGCCTGCTGCGCCTTTGCGGCCTCTTTTTCCATAGCGGCGTCAAGGAAGCTGTCTTCTCCGTCCGTCGCATACTGCACAGCTTCAGCCCATATCTGCGAACGCACTTCCTCTGTCATATCCCAGATAGACAGCCGCCCGCCGCCGTTTACCGTGACCGGCCAAAAGCGCCGGTTCCCGGTCGTATCGCGCAGGAAGCCGGTCGTTGAATTCGTTGTACCGCATATAATCGCCGTGCGCGGGTGTCTCTCGACTACGCGCCCGTAGGCTGCGCGGTACTCATCCACCTGCCTGCTGATAAAGCCCTTCATGATGTCAACGTCGGCCTTTCTCGTGCCTTGCATCTCGCCGATTTCCATGATCCAGACGCCCTGCAGCTTCTCGGCTGCGGTCTTGTCTCTCGTGTCTGCCAGGCTTAAAGAGTCGCTGAACCACTTGCCACCGAGCTTTCTAAGCAGGGTACTCTTTCCGATTCCGGGCTTTCCGTCAAGGACAAGCACCGTGTCGAACTTGCAGCCGGGCTCCCACACACGATGGACCGCGCCGATCAGCGTCTTCCGTGTGACCGCGCGTGTGTATGGCGTGTCTTCCGCGCCGAGGTAATCGACTAAAATCGCGTCGACTCTCGGTGTGCCGTCCCACTCAGGCAGGCTCTTGAGGTAGTCTCTAAGCGGGTTAAAGCGTCGGCCGTCGACTGCGCGCGTGAGCGCTTTCACGAATTTGTTTTCCGGAAATTGCACCCTATAGGTGTCGGCAAGATAGATGTAAAGCTGCGCCTCATCCGCATCGCGCCAGAATTTGTTAGGGTGCTTCCACGGAAGTTTTCCCTGAATCTCGATCGCGCCGGTCAACTCATTAAAGCGGATGCCCTTAAGTTCAGGGGCGTTCTCGAGAATGAGCGACGCATTTGTGATTACCGGCCGAATATCGCCGTTTTCATTCCGGAGCAGCTTTTTTGTCCAGTCCTCATCCGGCGCTGCTGCAGTCTCGTCTCCGAAATCGAGCACGGCGCTCTCTTTGTGGTCCTGGTCAAGCGTAGACACCGTGTCGGGGTCCGCCGCGGCGAACTCTGCCATCGCTTTATAACTCTTCGCGTCCTTGCCGCTCTTCCCCTCATATCCTTCATCGAGGTCGCCGAATTTATGAATGCGCACCAGGTCGAAGGCATTGCAGAGCTGCCCGCTCGCGGGGTCAGTCGAGTGATTCGAGTAGGCAAAAAGGTCGCCGTCGTAGACCACAAGGCCGGAGGCTGTCGTGCCTGCAGCGTAGGTGTAGCGGTCGGGGCGCGCGGTCTCCGTATAGACCTCAGGCAGGAATTTCGCGATGGCCTCCGGAATCGTGTATGTCCGGCAGAATGCGCCGACGATGCCCTTCTTTGCAGTCGGGTCGCCCTGCTTGTCGGCCTGTTTTTTCCGGAGACCGGTCATCCGTGAGGACTCCGGCCAGTAGCTCGTGTCCATCCAGTCCGGATACTCGGCTAAGACCTCATCGGCATTAAGGAACGGCGCATCATAGGAGCGGAATTCCGGCTTTACATCCGCGCTATTGCTCGGCCAGTACATGAGCCGCGCGGGCTGGAAGGTCGAATCGTCAAAGTAATCGATGCCGATTTTCTCTGCGATTTTACGCGCGATAGCCTCGTACTCATCCGGCGACACCGCACGGGACAGGGGCATGATGAGCCTAAGCCGCGGCTTATCCGGCGTGTGCTTATGCGTCGAGTAGACCGCCATTGCGCAGTCGAGGTCCAGATTGTCCATAAGGCTTTCCCAGAGGTCAGCCGGAGGGAAATCGAGGTCGAGCGTGAGGATCTGACGGGCTACTACGGCTCCGGTCTTTCTCCGTCCGTCTTTTAAGTGCCCGCCGACAAAGCCGCCGATGTCCTTGATTCTGTCCTGCTCGCTCTTCGGGAGCTTCATGTACTCGGCGTGGGTCTCAGGCGTAGTCACGGACGTAGAGAGCCGCTTTAAGAGCTCCGACCAGAGCATTTCTTTATTCTTCCATGCCGTCTCAAAGCGGCTCTTGCCTATGGAAATCAGGATTTTGCCGTCATTTTCCATCAAATCCCCCCCCATCAATCTTTCTTATAGAAATCTGTCTCGTAGGTGTCGCCCTTAAGCGGCAGCCCCGGAGCCCAGTCGATATCCTGTCCCATGATGTCATTAATCACCGCGGCGGCCTCGGTGTCCTCGCACGGTACATCGACGATCATTTCGTCGTGCACGTGCATGACAATTTTGTACCCAAGCGCGCTGACGCGTGTCATAGCGACCGCCAGACAGTCCCGCGCAGTAGCCTGGACAATATTCTCTACCAGCTTTCCGCCGTAGGTCTCTGTCTCTCCCCAGGCTTTTGTCTCCTGGTTTACGCCCATGTAGGTGATGTGCTCTCTGCCGTCGCGCGGATCCATTTTTAGCCGCGTACTCCAGTAGCAGAGCTTCCGGCCGCCCGGAAGCGTTATAAAAAGGTTTCCGTTGATATAGCTAAAAGCGATGCCGCGCGGCAGCCGCACAGTCCGGTGCTCTGTGATAGCGGTCTTTGCAGCAGTCTCGCAGAGGAACCAAAGCTTTTTAATCTTCGGATTTGCCGCTCTCCACGCATCTACAATGCTCTGGAGCTCCTCCTCCGGAATTGCGCCGCTTTTGTCCATGCGCTTCATCGCGCCGACTCCGCCCTGATAACCGCAAGCCAGTGTAGCTACCTTGCCTTTTGCCCTAAGGTGCCCATTTACTCCATGCTTCTCGACCGGCACGTGATACATCATTGCTGCAGTCTCGCAGTAGATGTCTTTTCCCGCACGGAAAGTGTCGAGAACCCAGTCCTCTCCGGCAATCCATGCGACTACTCGCGCCTCGATGGCAGAGAAGTCGGAGACCACAAAGCGGCAGCCCTCAGACGGCACAAAGGCCGTCCGGACAAGCTCCGAAAAGACAAACGCAGTTTCTCCGAAGATCGTTTGCATTGTGTCGAAATCGCCCGCTGCCGCAAGCTCTCGCGCAAGGGCAAGGTCCGGCAGGCTGTTTCTCGCGAGGTTATGCGTCTGCACAAGCCGCCCTGCCCAGCGACCCGACCGGT